AGGCTCGACAGCCGCGACCGGAACGGCGCGCTCTTGAGTTCCAGCATCAGCGACGCCGGGCGCGGTAGGACGAGAGACCGACCGGGCTCCGGCGTGACCATGACCATGTGCGGACCTTCAGAGCGAGGCGGCGAGGATGAACAGCACCCACGCGAGCGCAGTCCCACCGGCAGCGACAACATAGTACCCCGGCAGGCCATCTCGGCCCTCCGAGGCGATGCCGGAGCCGATGTGCGCGGCCGACAGCGCCACGGCCCCCGCGAGGATGCCGAGCAGGGCGAGCGCGCCGCCGCGCTGGAAGTACATCGTCGCGTTCAAGGCCATAGCCCAGAACACGAGCAGATGCCCGTTCATCGTCGAGTTGATGGCGTGGGCGAGCGGCGTCATTGTCCGAGCTTCGCTTTGCCCGAGGGCATCGCGCCTTCCATCGTCTTGCCCGACGTCAGCAGGGTAGAGCCTGAACCCGACAGCGCCCGCAGCCGCGCCGTCTCGTCCGCCCGTGCGCGGTTCACGTCCGCGTCGCCAGCCGTGGGCACCTGGGGCGGGGGCGGCGGCAGCGACGGGGGCGGTGCGGACTTGCCGCCGAAAATACACATGCGTTCCGTCTCCTACAGCCGGCAGAGGCCGAGTTGTCCCACTATCGCGCCCCGTTGTCGAGGCGCGAGCGCGATGTCAGCTTGGGTATGCCGGGGCGGCAGCAACGACCTTTACGCGGCCACGGCTGTTCATGTGGATGCGATCCTTGACATACGGGTACGGGTTCGCCGGATCGGTCAGCCACAGCGACGAGTTAGCCGCGCCGAAGCGAACCGCCGCCGCGAGATCCACCGCGCGATCGTTGCCGAGTTGCAGGGCGCGGGTTGCGGTATCCATCGTGTCGGCCTTCGAGCCGGGGCCGAACGACGAGAACGGCACCTGATTGAGCCCGTTCGCCTTGATAAGGCGGTCGTCGAGCACAATCGTCCCCGTGGCTGGGGAAGACGCCGGAGCGGACAGGGCCTCGTACGTGAAGCTCACGCCAGGGTTGACCGACGTCACGACGAACGTCCCGTTGTACGTCGTCGGAGCCGCACCAGTGACGACGACGGTCTCCCCGACGTTGATCGACAGGGTGCTCGCGACCGTGACGGTCGTTGTCCCAGCGGACGTCAGGGAGGTCGCTGTTGGCCCCGATGCCTTCGGGTACATGACCGCCATTGTCTTGAGCGGCTGTTTCCCAAGGACCGCCGCGATGTCGCCACCGAACGCCGTAAACACAGTCTGCGTGTCGGTCGTCATCTGCGCCGTCGTCCGGCCGAACACATCGTTCGTCAGATCCGCGAGATAGATGTCGGTCGCGCCGGACAGTGCAGCCAGGGCACGCGAACGGACTGTCTTTGTCGGGTCGGCGCGGAACTGGATCTGATCCGTGGGCTTGCCGGCGTTGAGGTACATCAGGCCCTCGCGCCGCATCCAGTTGTCGAAGTACCCGAGATACCCGTCGGGGTCGCCGCGCAAATCTCCGTCGTTCGTGGCGGTAAGATCCCCCTCACCAGTGCCCCATGTGATCGAATGGCCGATGGCATACACGAGACGGTTTGACTGCGGGACTTCCCAAAACAGGAGGCCGGCAAACCCGCCGACCGTGTTCTTGCCGTCGCTGTTCACATCCGTAACGGAAGCGCACCAGTCGACGTCGACAAGCGACGAAGATGTGTTCTTGGAGACCTCGCACACGTTGAACTTCGTTGTCCCGAAGAACAGGCCGGTTGGAATTTTCGACGATCCCTGCGATACCTTCGCTGCGGCTTCGAACGAACAGAACACGTCGACAAACGACCCAGGAGTGACAGCGCCAAGGTCGAGAATGTCGGACATAATGCCCGGCCCCTGCGGCGATGCCGCGAGATAGCTGGCAGTCTTGCCGCCGTTGACGAGGAACGACGAGCGCGGCGCAAGCCCGGTGTAGGCGTTGTTCCACGTCTTACTGATCGCAGCTTGAAAGTTCACATCGTACAAAAGATCTTGGTCGCCGAAGTTCGTACCGCCACGCGTGAACGTCGGCCAGAAATACCGAACACGGCCAGTTGCGCCCGGCGGGACGGCGACACGAGCGCGAGTGCCGTTCGCCCAAGCCGTGCCGCCGCCGAAGGTGTCGGGGATACGGAAGCGGTGACCGTGCGCCTTGAACGCCATCGGGACCGCTGGCGACCCATCGCCACCCCCCACGAACCCGCCCGGCGTCACCTTCAGCCGCACGTCGTCGGGACGGTTCGTCAGCGTCGCGCCGATCCGTGGCAGGAAGCACGTCACGCCGCCATCACGGGCGACGAGGCGGCGGTTCAGGTCGAACGCGTCGTACACGTTCCCGTTCGGGAGGCGGATGCCGTGCAGACTGTCCGGCGTCGAGACGGCCACGCCACCGTCCGCGAGCGCGAGCCGGGCGACCATCAGCTCGACGTCGTGCGTGAACCCGCTCGCAAGCCGGATGCGACCACCTTCGGGCACGGACGGCGTCGTTCCGTTAAGCGCGATCACCCGCAGGCGAAACGCCGTGATGTCGAACCAATTGCCGTTCGGAAGCTGTACGGCGTCTTCGTATGCCATGTGCGGCCCTCGTCAGGATTGCTTAACGGCAATCAGCGTGAACCCGGCACCGGCCGCAGGTTCGGTTGCATCGTAACCGGTAATAGACAAGGCGATGGCGTTCAAGCCGCTTATGACGGACGTCAAGACAGCGAGCGCGGAGAGCGGGCCGGCAGCGAGAGGCTGCGTCGGCAGCTTGCGAGCGCGTCGCCCGTACACCGTTCCGCCGATGAACTTTCCGTTCGCGTCCGTGGCGAACGTGAAGTCGAAGTCCGGCACCGCAAGGCCCGCCGTCTTCGCTCCGACCGACAGCACGGTAACGGCCGGTTCGGCATCATAGACCTGCGTGAATGTGACGTACCGCGTGCCTACCTCGACAGCGGCATCAGCGCCGGTTCCGGCCGAGAGGAGCCCCTTCGCTGTCGCGGTCAAGCGCGGGTGCTGGTGGTCCTCGCGCGGAACACGCGGGGCGGTTCCCATCTGCGCGGACCCGGCCTCGCTCTTGGGGACCTGGGTCGCGAACGGGATCGCCTGCGCGACGAGGTCCGGCGTTACGAGGGCAGGGCCGGCTTGCGACTGCGCCATGTCATTATCTCGAAATCGTGAGGAACCCCCGGCCTCGTGCGTACACCCTCTGGCCCGTGAGGGAAATGTTCACGTCGGCCAGATCGTCGCCGTCGCTCACAAGAACGTGAGCCGGCACGTCGTCGATGTTCGTTGTCGTGGGCGCGACCGTGTCGATGACGTAGCGCACCGGATCAGGACCGGTCGCCTGGATGTAGCAGGGCGTTGTGCCGCAGTCGGTCCAGGCGGTCAGTGTCAACGTGCCGGTCGAGGGGGCGCGCGTGGTTGGCATGGCGGTTACTCCGGCGGGTCTACCAAGATGGGTTAACGACGGCGCTCACGAAGACGCACACATTCACAGGCTTAGATGCATAGGGCGCGCCGCCCGTAAAACTGATATTCGTTCCGTCGATAAATGCGAACGTCATCGGCACGCCAGCGCTTCCAGCGCCACCGCTGCGGACGAGAGCCGTCGCGCCAAGAACCTGCTTCATCGCGTTGCCGCCGAGGCCGTGCGGCGTGGTGAGATTGCCCGAGCCATCGGTAAAGGCGTTGAACTGTGCCAACCGAAACCCGGCGTCGCCATCGGTGCGGATGTAGACGCCGCCGACATCGCTGTACTCGGGGATGAAATCCGTACGGACGCGGCCGAGAGTATTGGCGAGGAAGCGCGGCCCCCGGATCTTGAGGTTGTTTGTCGGGACCGTGGGGTTGATGCCCCACCCCTTGTTAATGTCGAAGAAGGCGCTGTCGGGAACCTCGATGTAGGCGTTCGGATCATCGACCCGCAACGCGTCACCGTTGTTGTTGTAGAGCTTGGCGTCGACCGTGATACGAGCGCCATTAGCGTTCTTGATCCATAGGCCCGGCCCGTTCTGCGTAGAGCAAAGCCAGCCGTGCGCAAACATGACCTGCATTGCCGCTGCCGTCGTTTGGTCAATAATGACGGCGGCATTGACGCAAGTGTCGATAGTGCACTGATCTGAGAAGAACACTTCCCGGTTGTTGGTGTTGCGCAAGCTCTGGTCGATTGTTACGCCAACCAAAGCGTTGGAGACGTCTAGCCTCCCGAAATAGATGCCGCCGCAGGCCCCTCCGACGACGCCTCCCAAGCCATAGACCACGCGAAGATCTTCGTCGAACGTAAGCTCTGCGCCGAAAGATTGATCGGCGTTTCCCCTCGCCTTGAACCAGTAGCCAGCCCCAGCGATCTGGCCGCCCTTCACTTGGCACTCGGCAAACCTGTCGAAGTACAACCCGTCCGCCATGCGGTGCGCGTTGCCGCTGGCGACATAGTCTTCGAGCGAGCCGTAGAACACATTTTCGGACAGGAAGCGCGAGGCAAGGCGCGCATTCAGGCTGTACCCGCTCGTCTTTTGTACTTTCGGCCAGATGGCGAAATCTCGGAAGATCACGCCCGAAACCTGGGATGCACCGTCGCCAAGGGTAAAGATGTCGCCGGCAGCGTAGTCCGGCCGAAAAATGGACTTCTTGCCATGGCCGCGCATCTGCAAATGGTCCCCGGTAATGGGGGCGATAGGTCCGCTGTGCCGAAACTTTCCAGGAGGGACGACTATAGGCCGGCCAGAGGCCTTCGCCGCAGCAAGACAGTTGTTGATCCCGACGAGGCAATCTGTGCTGTCGTCCCCGAGGACGCTCGCCCCATCCGTCAGCAATATTTCCTGGTCGAGCGCCCTCGCCTCAATGGTCCGGCGCTTCGGGTCGGCGACGAGCGCAGACGTCGCGTAGTTCTCCGACTTCGTGACGTCCGACGTGTTGTCGACGTTGCCAAGACCGACTTGCTCCTTCGACAATTTGAGGTCGCCGAAGTAGTCGTCTAGGAGCCGGATGAGATTTGCCAGAGCCGGGCTTTGCGAGCCCTCGGGGTTTGTGGCTTCGGCCGAGGGCAGGCCGCCACCCTGTTTGCCCAGGAAAAACGGCCGCCCGATCTCGCCGCCGGAGCCCTCTGCATATTTGCCCACGCGCGCTACTCCGGCCGGTACACTGCGTTCTGACTAGCGTCTAGGCGCTCGCCACGCAACTCGGCGCGGGTGCGGTTCACATCTCGCGGTCCAACCGGCATCGCGAACGTGAGGGCGAGCGCGTCGGCGCGATCCGGCGAAGCGTGCGCGCCGCCCGTCGTGCCCTCTCGGGCGCGCATCTCGTCCTTGCTTTCGAGCATGATCTTGTTGTCTTTGTCGTAGAAGTATTCCCGCGTAGTCAACTGCGCCTGAACAACATCGTCGTCCGGCAGCGCCCCGTTTGCTTCGACCCATTCACGCACAGACCCGTACATATACGAACCGCGATTGCGGTACTTCCCGTTCGGCGAGCGCCCGCCGAACAGCACCGGGAACACGTTCGGGATCTCAAGCTGCATCAGCCGTTCGGGCACGCCAG